GCCGTAGCAATCAATTTGCACCCGCTTGGGCTGGAACGTGTCGAGGCCAGCCATGTGCTGCGTCCGCACATCGGACACGATATTCAGGACCACAGCGGGCAGGGTGCTGTTCTGTGGCCGCACGCCCCAATGCACTCGGTCGCCAACACCAGCCACGGCCACAATGCGGGTGCGCAGGGCGGTTTCCATCACAGCAGCCCCTTTGCCTTAAGCCTTGCGGTCTTGCGTGCCGCACGTTCTGCCGCCTTGTTAATCTCGCTCCACAGATCTGCGCCAAGCCGGTCAATCGACTCCTGCACCTTGCTGTCAAACGCGGGCCGTCCAGCGGGTTGCGCCGGGTTGCTGTCGCTGCCGAACTCCTGCACCTCGGCATAGATGTGCAGGCGGCGGTTCTGGCTTTCGTCAATCCCGATGAACTGTGAAATGGTCTGGCCACGATTGCCGCGCCGGTTCTCGCTTTTGATCGCGTTGCCGATCTTGATCGCCTGTTTCAGATCGCCCTGATCTTCCGGCGCAAGCCTCACCCATTCGTCGCGGATCGGTTCAGCCGCCTTACGCAGTGCACGCCGCCCCACGTTGACCGCAGTTGCCCGCTTGCCAAGATCGGCAAGCGCCTGGTCCAACTCCCTGCCACCCTGAAAGTCAACGCGGGTCACAGCGCACGCACCGTTGTAAATTCTATTTGGCAACGGTCAGGGGTTTCGGGCGATATGCCGCGAATATCCCAATTGTCCGCACCCATAACGATCCGGTCCTTTACCACCACGGCGCGGGTCACGCTGTTATCCAGCACCTGAAACGTGGCCGACTGTTCGCCTTGGTCCGCAGCAGATACCCGGCGCTCGCTGCCGGTGCCGTAAAACACCCGCGCCCACTCCTGACCCAGCGCGCCCCATTCCTCGATTTCCTCGCCATAAGCGTCGGTTGTCGCGGTAGCGCGCTGGAACGTCAGCAGACGGTCGCGCTTGTCCGCGCTCATTACAGCGCCACACCCGCTTCCTGAATGTTTATATCCAGGACAGTGGTGGAAGTAGCGATGCCGATAATCGTCGGATAATCGCCCGACAGCACATCAGCGACAGGGCAGATGCCGCCAGCGGTTGGCGAAAGGTAATAGGTCACGCCAGCGGTCATGGTTGCGCCAATAGTGACAGGCCCGGACTTCAGCACGACTAGCGGTTGGTTGTTCGATGCCCCGTTCAACGCGATGCCAGCGGGCGAACGGATGCCGCTTGCCGCGTCGGCATCGGCCAGTTTGTATTTGCTGTCGGCGCTGTCGAGATAGACAACCTGGCCAGCGGTAACGGTCGCGCCAGCGGTGCCAGCCACCTTCTTTGCGCCGGAACCGGCAACGACATTCCCGGCGGTAATGGTAAGGTTAGCCATCGGTCAAATCTCCTTAATCATCAGAGCCACCGGCAATTGTCGGCAGGCGAAACGGGCCAGCCAATGCCGATACAGCCAAAGGCAGGCCCGTGTTCGGGTCAATGCGCAATTCTTCAGACGGATAAAAGAGCCACCCGATTAGCAGCAGTTCTGCCGCTATCAGGTCATCTTCCTCTGCATCGTAATTATCGCCAGTGTAACGGAGCATAGTGGCCGCTGCCGTGGCCATGTGCTGCGCAATAAGATCATCTTGATCGTCATGGATCACCCTAAGGTGGGCCTTTGCCAGTTCAAGGGTTACAGCCATCAGTTGATCCCCTTGCCATCGCGGCCACGCTTCACAGCCAGTTTCCAGCCACCGTCAGGGGCATCGGGCTTTGCGCCCTTGGCTTCCTCGCAGTGCCACATGGAACCGCCCCAGGTGACAAGATCGCCGCGCTCGTAAGTCTCGCCAGCCGAGAACACCCCGCGATAGACCGGAACCGGAAAAGCCAGCTCAAAAGTGTGGCACTCGTTGCCGTGGGTGAACCGCATTTCAATCGTGCGCTCGTCTGTCGGCACGATGTCAAAGTCGTCCAGCGTGAACGGCGGGATCGGTTCTGCGTCCTTGCCCACAACGCGGGACAATGTCTTTGTGCGCCCATCGGTCATGGTCAGCACCAGTTGGCCGTCTGCGTCGATCAGGGCATCAGCGAGGCCCACACCATCCTTGGCAACCGGCAGTTCAATGCCCTTGACCAATTCCGCCAGCGTGGCCTTGACCTCGTCCATGTCGCAGCTTTGGCCGTCCTGCGGATGCGGGATGGATGAAACCGCCTTGTCGATCAGGGCTGCGACCGCTTCCATATCCACTTCGGCAGCGGGGGCGGGTTGGGGTAGCTCAATCTCGGCAACCGACTTGGCTACGGCATCAGTCACCATGCCGGAAACAACGTCAAGCGTGATGATCTCCGGCCCAGTTTCGCCCACCTCGATCTGCTTTGCTTCTATTTCGGCAACACGCTTTTCAATCGGCGTGAAGTCACGCGCCTCAAGTTCGGCAATACGGGCGACAAGCGGGGTGGTTGCCTCGAGCACCGCGTCAGCGATCACGTCTGCGATGTCATCAAGGTCAAGCATTCACGCGCTCCCGCACCCGCTTTTCAAGCAGCGCCTTCATTGCCAGCCTGCGCTCGGCAACCTCTGCTTCGGTCGGTTCATTATCGTTGACTGGCAACTCCACGATAGGAGGCGCGGGCGGATTGTTGGCCTGTTCGATCAGTTGAGCATCGCGGGCAGCGATGGCTTCAATCGAGTGGTCCTGCTGTTGAAGGTAAACCGTATCGCCCCCGGTGATCGGGGCTGCGTCCAGCTTGCGGCGGCGTTCGTCCAGCGTCAGCACAGACTTGGACTTCTCGATAACGTCCATCTGCGTGATGCTATCCATCCGCAGCAGGTTGTCCGTGTCGAACTCGGTCCCCAGCTTTTCACCAGTCGCCAGACCTTCGTCCAGGCACAATTGAGCGGCTTCGCTCAGCGATTGCACGCACTGCGAATAGTATTCGACGTTCAGAGCCTGGACGTTGTTATACGAAGGCAGCGCGCCAACGCCGATCTTGTAGGGGGGGACATGGAAGGTCGAACAAACCACCTCTGCCGTCCACTTCAGTTGCTCGATCATCTGCGCATCTTCCGGCGTGACCGAAAGCGCCTCGTATTTCATCCCGTCGCCAAGCACGGCGACCTTGCCCACGTTCGCGCCGCTAAACTTGCTGTCCCAATAGGTCTTTAGCCGGTCTGCGTTTTCCGGGTCGATCCGACCGGGCGCGATCAGCAGGCCACCGGGGCGCGATGCGTTGCCGAACAAGTTGGCGCTATTGTTCTGGATCGACAGCCCCTGCGTGGCGGCAAGGCCGGACGCATAAATCGGAGACACGCCAACAAGCGGGTGAAACAGGCAGTTAAAGCGGTCGTGGATAATCTCGCTGGCCGGGACCATCAGGCGGTCCTGTTCCAGCCCAGCCATGTTATCCGCGCTCAATTCGTAATACACCGCGCCATCGGGTGTAACCATCGGCTTTACACGGTTCGGGTCCAGCACATAGAGCGCCACCACCACGCCGCGATTGTCGCGCTGCTTCAGAACGTAGGTGTTGCCCTTCGCCAGCTTCGACAAAATCCAGCTTTCCCAAAACTGGATGCGCGTCTGATACTTGTTAGGCTTGCGCAGGACCGGCGAATATGCCGGGTTAGTTGTTTCAGACCAGATGCCAGAACTATCCATTGCCACCAGCTTCACGCGCAGCTTCGACACATCGCTGGCAATGAGCGTCATGCACGAAAAGACAGCGTGGAAGGCAAGCACAGCCTGCTGGTCAATCGTGACGTTCTGCTGCCACGCGCCCGCAAAGCTCTCGCGGATAATGGGCCACCACCCACCACGATCCTGCTGCACCAGTTCGGGCGTTGCCTTGGTGATCTGAAGGCCAAAGAGCTTCATGCGGCCTCCTTTGTTTCTGCGCGGTAATTGGCGCGGGTAAACTTGTCGATCCGCCCGACTGTCCACGGCTTCAGGCTACCGGGGAAGAACAGCACACGCGGGTCCAGTTTGTCGGCGTAGCGGCGAAACTTGTGGCCATACCAGAACACACCATCTGGCTGGCTCCAGGTGGCTTCGTTCGGCCCTAGCCGGTGCATTAGCCATGCCTGGTCCGAACCGCAGAACTGCGAACCGGACACAAGGGCGTTTTCCTGGTTGAACTCGGTAAAGACATGCGGGCGACAGCCTGCGGTAATCATCATCATGCTGCCATTGTAAGGGCGCGTGGGGGCCGTCCCCTTGAACAAGACAAGATCGTCGGGACGGTCGAACAGCGGGTCCAGAGAGCCGCCAATGACACAGTCCAGGTCCATGCAAACAAACCGCTCACCGAATATCGAACCGGCATCAGGCCGGAACATAGACAGGCGGCGATAACACTGTGGTTTGCCGTTGCTCCACTTGGGGTTGGTGATCCCCATGAAGTCACCCGGCGGGGTGATAATCTGAACCCGTGGGTCAATCCCCTCGGGCATATTCGTAACGCAGGCAATCCTGTGCGGCATCGTGATGTTGCGGCGTACCATCGCCGCCCAAACATTCACATGCTCGCTGGTGTATTTTGCCCGGCTCTTGTCCTGCGACCAGAGCCAGGTGAGAACAGTAATCACGCAGCCATCAGCCCGAACAACTGGCTATAGCGGAACGTGAAGTCCTGCCGGTTCTTGCGCAGGTATTCCCACTTTTTTGCCACGTCCGCTTCGTCCTTGACCGGGCGCAGCGCTTCCACGCCGCTTTCCGGCTTGCCAATGTCGGACATGAACATTGCCGCGCCACACCGGAACAGCGCCAGCTTTTCGGCAGGCACAAATTGCGCCCAGTATTCCCACGCCTGTTCAATCTCGGCAGGTGTCCAGCGGCGCAATGACAGCGCATCAAGCGAAACTTCACTTGCCTTCCATTGCGACTTGACCCGGAAGGCCAGCGTCGTTCCCGGCACCACCGCTTCCACGAACTCGATATGATCCCGCAGGCGATAGAGGCAGGCGGGGATTTCATAACTTGGGAAGTGGCAAAAGTCCTGCCACGCCATTAACGAACCGGGCTGCAATGCGTCTTTCAACTGCGTCAACACCGGGGAAATTGCAGGCACCCGCTTCGGGGCATCTGTAATCATCAGCGCCACATTGCCGCCGGTCCACTTCAATTTCTCAATCTGGCACTTGTGAATGTCAACGTGCGCCAGCAGCGGGCCTAAATTGGCCTTGAACTGGTCCAGGCTCGGGCCAATCGGTATCTCGCCGCCGTGCTTTTCGTAAAAGGCTTCAACCTTGCGGGCGTGGCCCACCTTGGATTGGAACTTGTCATACACCTGCACCTTGCGGTCAGACCCGCTGTCGCGCAGCCCCCTGGCGATGTAGGCAGTCGATGCCCCCAACCATGCCCCAAACTCGATAATCGCGCCATCGCCCGCCTCTTTGGCAAGGCGGTAATAGCATCCCCGCTCGGCATCGGTTGTCATGGCTGGTATCGACATAAAACCCTTCCGGCGATCTTCGGCAGCCCCAGCACCTGCGCCATAGCGAGGCGGTGATTGCCCTGATTGCCTATAAATATCTCGCCATCACGTCCGATCAGGAAGCCGGGCAATGGGCCTGCGTCTTTACGAAAGCCGTGGCGCTTCAAATCCTCGAACATGCCGTCAACGCGGGTGCGGTATTGTTCCAGCAATGCCGCCATCGTGGAGCATCCCCTGACACCCTCACCGCGTTGCAGCCTCGCCGTGTAATTGACGCGGAACAGGTCTGTTTCCGCCCAGTCGCGCCCCTCACTGTAGCGCTGGAATATCGCTCTGTGCTTGACCGCGTCCGCCAAATCGTGCCGCCGGTCCATATCCCAATCACCGACCAGATCAGTTAGCGGGCTAATCTTGAACCGTATTGCCTGCGGGTCGCACCATAGTTCCGACAACGATTTCATCCCCTTCGGTCAATCCATCGGTGATCGTGTATCCGTGCCGCAAAAGCAGTTCTGTCATGCCTTCGCTGGCGGCATAGCGGTTCATTTCGCCAAGCGGCTCGTGTGGCCTGCCAGCGCGCCATGCATCGGCGCGGTTGCGATTGCCACACAGCACAACGGTCGGAACGTGGCGGGCGACCTCCGCAAACACAGCGTCAATTTCGTCACCGAGGTAGTAAATCGATCGAACAGCAACCAGCATGTCTGCGCCTTCCAGCGCGCCAAGGTTGGTCTGTATGCCGCCGTTGATGAACTTGACGCCAGGCGCGCCTAGATGGTCAGCCAGCTTCTTTGCGTCGTGGTGGCGGCTTGGGTTCTTTTCGATTGCGGTGACTTGCTTGCCAGCCTTCGCCATTGCGATTGCCAGAACACCCTCCGCTGACCCCAGTTCAACCACCCGCTGACCCGTCACATATGGCAGGATGCGGGTGTATTTGGCGGGGAACTTGCCGCGCTTTATCAGCGCCTCGTTCTTGCGATAGGCGAGGGACTTGGTCATCAATAAATCGCGTAAACTACGCCTGGGGCGCTTCCAGCCGAAGGGGTATTGATAACCGATGCCACCAGCGGGTTATAACCCTTTTGCACCGGCACATTGGCGCGAACAGCGCCAGACAGGTCGGTGAGATTGAGCGCACCATCTTCATCACACAGAATAGCGCGGCACGCACCGTTCGCTAACGCGGTCCCGCCCGGCGTTACCGCCAGGTAAAACTCAGATGGCTGGGTGCGGTCACCAATCAACGCTTGAGGGTCAAATGCCATTTAGACTTCTCCAATCTTCCCGCGCAGTGTGGCAACATCCCAACCGTGGAAGGGGCGCTTGTCGAACGTGCGCTGATATTCGGCGCGGACCACGGCCAGTTCGTCGCCGCCTTCAGGCTTGCGTGAACCACCTTCAATTCCGTCGCCATCGTGATCCAGTTGCGGGCGTTTGGCCCGCTTCACAGGAATGGTCGCCCATCCGTGCTTTTCAAACAACCGCGCATCGCTGGCCCCCAGCGTGACGGGTTCGCCAGCGCTCAACATGCGAGTGCGGTAAACCTGCGCGCCCCTTTCGGTCAGGATAAGTTTGCGATGGGCCATTCATATTCTCCGCAAAGGGTAGGGGGCGGGACCGAAGCCCCGCCCACCCATTTCATTACGACAGGTCATTGACCGAACCGCCCCAAGCAACGCCGCTCAGGTAAGCGACGGCAGTGGAACGGCGAGCCGCCCAGTTGATCGTGCGCTCGGCAAGGAACGCAACACTATTCGTCTGGAACATGTTCACGGTCGAAGCCGCCGTGCCAGGAACCACACCGATGCTGTCGCCAGTCAGCGCGGCGTCCAGCATTTCGATGGAGGCTTCGCGGCTCATATCGAGACGGATGCCACCTTCGTCGGCCAGATAGATGTCCGCAGCATTCACCATCACAACGATCCCGGCGGGGACGTGCTGCGAGGTGATGACCGGAATGCCCATCAGGGTGCCGCCATTCATGCCGATGCCGTTGAACTCGGTCTGTCCGAGAGCATTGACCATCATGGACAGCGACAGGGCCGTGTCCGCACGCATGACAAGAACGCCCGTGGTGGGCGGGTTGTTGGCAGCAATGTATTCGCCCAACAGCGAACGAATATCGGCACGCACATCGTCCGCATCGCCGGTTCCCGAAGCCGCGCCATTCGGAGCGGCAGCGGTGATCGACGCGGGCGAAACGCCCGTCACGGCAGTCTTGGCCGGGTTGATGAAGTCGAT